GTCACGGTAAATCGTTCTAAAGACGGCACATACCCCCTACCACTTCACAGCTTAAAACTCAATATCAACATACAAAAAACAAAAAAATAAAGCAAAAAGCTTTACTTTTTAAATTATTTAAAGCACTGATTATTTTATTTGTAGTTTGCTTTGTCTTTGATTGTCTTCAGCGAATGACATCTAAAGCACAAGCTTTGCCAGTTTCTTCTAGACCAAAACAAATGCATGTCCAAGCGATGCGGCTCTATATGATCGACGCAGTCAGCTTTCTTAAGTTTGTTTTCTTTGATGCAGTGAGCGCACAGCGGGTTAGCTTGTAACCACTTCTTTGATTCTGTGCGCCACTTCGAGCCGTAGCCTCTTGCTGCCGTCTTCTTTACGTCAGCGTCTTTTGATTTATAAATAAGCTTTGAGCAAGCAGGCTTGCTGATCTTGAACACGCTTATTTTTTTAACACTCATCAAATTCTAAAAGTCTTTATAAGATCGTATGCTTACATTATCCACGCCACAAGTTGCAGGCCCGCCGGTTGACCACTTCGTGAGATGAACGCTTAAAAATGAAAATGGTTTTGATCCTCTAGGGCTACCAGGCTGTATCGTATACCAATTCTCAGGCGGTTTAGTTTGTGTTCCTGTTCCACATCCAGCACTTATAACTCCCGCTCTACAATTTATTCTTATCCACCCGCGCCCGTCCAGCGGACACGCCCCGGCCGCTGTTCCAGCGTCACCGCTATCATTCCAGCCGCCTATACCAAAAGCTCCCGTGCTATCGAGAAACGCTACAACTCCGCTGCTAGTATCGCCGTCAGTAATGCCAAAACAAAGACGTGCATCTGCGTGCATTGTTGCAAATGCAACCCTAGCCATCACTTCAAAGCTGCATTCACCCTTCGTGTATTGCTCTATGTTTCTTGCGGCTAGCGGATTGTCTGCTGCTACATATATATGCGAGGCCTGCTGTGCTGTCTCAAGCGATAAGTAAATCTTATCTGATATAGATGCGGTTCCAGCTCTATTTTCTACAAACCAATCTGCCATACATTACTCCTTATTTAATTACACCCGCGCGTCTTCCGCGCTCGATACACTCAACACATGACGATCTAGCTATCTCGCACTTGTCTAACTCAGCATCAGCACGCACTAAAGAATCGATGACATCATCAATACTAGCCTCGCCTCTTGCGTCTGTGCTTAATATATCTAAATCTACGCACTCAGTCTCGCATTTGATAGAACAGTGCAGATCAACCGCGTCTACGATTACTAAGTTTTTTGTTGATGGTGCGCACGCGCTCAACATCAATGCGACAGTTAGCTGGAAAAGGTTTCTCATTGTTTAATCTTCTTAATTCTTTGATTGTTTCTTCTTTGCTTTTAGCAATCTTAGCCAACCTGTCCCGCTCATCAGCAATACTCTTTGTAGTCTCAGCATCTATATAGCTCTGTCGCTTAGCCGTTAACTCGCTTGCCGCCACGTATGCATTAATAGTTGCCTTTAGATTTTCAGCAATATGCTTATGCTCAACAGCAACAGCACGTTGATACTGCGAGTAGTTCGCGAATAGCGAACAACAAAGTAAAGCGCCAACAAACGCTAGCGCTTTATCAATCATTGCGATTCAACTTTTGCTTTGCGCACTCTGTCGTACACAACATAAGCGCAACATATGAGCACTATGATTGTTATTGCTGCGTAGACATAAGTACCAGGCTCTAAAGCTGACTTAGCTTCTTGTGCTGCGTCTAGAACTGCTGTGGTGCCGAGCACGCTAACGCCGGCGCCAGCAAAGCTGGTGGCTCTAATCGTCTTAGACTGAGTAACTACTTGCTTTGTAGTGCGTGTGATACCTGCTTGCCTTAGGGCTTCAACATAGACGCCTTCGGCTATCCATTCGCCGCCGGGCATTGGGCCTTTGCCTTGCTCATGGCGAACAATAGCTTTGTCAAATGCAAGTACTGTGTCGTAATCATGCAAGTTTAATATCGTGTCGTCTCGCACTGTGAACGATAGTCTTTTGCTTAAAGATAAACACACCGCTTTTATATAAGCTTCTGTGTCGTTTTCAGAATCCGGCGCAAAAACTTCTATTATTTTTCGTACCGTATTTAGACCACGATCATATTTTGTTATTAAGTCTATAGTGCCAGCACGCACGCCTTTTGTGATGTTCACAAACTCATCAAAAACGGTTTGCGTTAACGCGAAATCTTCAACGCGACCTTGCCACTTTATTCGAGGTTTTTTTAATTTAAGATTAAACGGGTTGTTCAACCTCATGCCGATTGGCAAATTAGATTTCATCTTGCTCTGCCTCTTCGTCCAGCAATCGCGCAACTGTCTTTAACACTGTTTTTTGTTTTTTTGTAAATGCTCGCTTACTGTTACCGCCACCACCTACAATGATGATTACTACTACCGTTGAATCTTCGTCTTCTTCGCTCATTTTTTATAATCCTAATTTTTTAAGTAAAGTAGTGTTAGCGTTTTTATACAACTTTGAATAACAATAAAAAAGTTTGTCAGCAACAGCGCCCAAGTCTCTATCACATTGATTGAGTGCGTCATTATCAACACAGCTACAATTCATTAGCGAACCAATCCTGTCCACATATTCTTTTATCAATGTTCTTTTCTCTTTGATTAGCACATAGTATTGATCGTTTATTTTTGCGTCATCGCTCATTGCTTATCTACCTGAGCGCGAAGAACATCGACACGACCACGCAAAATAGAAATTTCGCGCTGAAGGTCTAACGATTTTGTATTTTGAAGCTCTCTATATACTTCTAGCTTTTCGTTTGCCATCGACAATTGCTTGTCAGATATCACAACAGTGCACGCACAGAAGATGCAAAAAAAAGAACAAACGATGTAACAGATTATTTGATGATTAGACTTATCGTTACTGTTCACGTTTTTATTAATAGTCAACGCCGCATCTGCTGCGGCTATTGTTCGTTGCGTTGCATTTAGAGCACTTAGCAACTTATCTAAATCGAAATTGTCAGAGTTGTTTTGCATTTAAAGATTCAAGTTTATCTAACTTGTTTTTAATAAACGTAACTAGCAAATTTGATTGCGCTACAAGCTCGTGCATGACGCCGCGATGCGCAGCCATATCTGTTTTCATGCCGATTAGCTGCTCTTCTAATTCTTTAGATGTTTTGTTGCAACCCTCGACCGATCTTTTAAGATGATTTACTTCAACGATAAGTCTCGCGACTGACTCTTTAACACTCGATATTTTTTCGATGTAAACAACATTGCTATCATCTGCGCTTTTATTATTTTCTAGCATCATCGTCTCGAGACCTGAAATTCTTTTTTGCAACGTCAGATAATCTCTAGTTATAAGAGCAATTAGAGAGGCAAATAAAGCGCCAACGAGCGTAACAACTGACCAACTTTCAGCAAAAAATCTAAATAAATGCGTTAGCTCTTGATTCATTTTTAATTTCCATATTTTTTAAAAATGATCAAAATCATTTTAGTTATGATGATCTAAATCATCACATCTCGTTACATAAAATCAAAAAAACTTACACAACCGCATGCACATGTTAACAACAAGACGCGTTTTTTACATTGATGCAATCATCCCCCATCCCCCGCAGTGCACCCCACACTAGTTCCAGCGGTCCCAGGCTGTGCTGTTGTTCCGCCAACATTGCCGCCATTCCCACTTGCGCACGCCCCGCCGTTGTTCGAGCTGTCATCGCTATTGCTGCGGTTGTTGTTGTTGCTATCCCGTGTAGTCGTCTCTGTGCTTGTGCGTGTACTCGTGCTTGTCGTTGTGTTTGTGATTGCTTGAGTGCCGCTGATCTGATCGCGTCCGATGCTGATATTGTCGCCTACGTGTTGCGTGCCGCTCACGTAATCGCCGCCCACCTCAATTCGTGGCCCTGCGTTTGCGATGCTTTGTGCTGCTGTCGTCGTATAACCGATCGCGCTATCGAGAAAATTATATTGCGCTAGCTGCACATCTCGACTTGTCTCGACTTGCCTGTAGTTAACTGCGGCTCCTGTCAGCGTAGATAGAATCGGCACTATGCCGGTTAGCACGTCGCGAAATTTAGACGCGCCGTCACGTTCAAAGGGTATCTGAACTTGCTGCGTTTGCTGCTGCTGACCGTTATTAGTCGATAGTGCTGCAAACCCAGCTATTGCTACCCTGCACGTGTCATCGTTACATGCTTGAGCTTGTGCTAAGTAACTAGTGCGTGCGCTCTCTAGCTGTTTGTGTTGCTCTTGCATTTGTAGCTGTCTATCAATGTTTGCTTGTCGCCACAAGTCTACGTTTCGCGTCTGTGTGTTTGCGCATGCTGATAGCAGCACACAAAATGCGATTGAAATTACTAGCTTAAACATAGCGCAACTCCCGATTGTCAACGAATGTTAAATAAACACAAACGTTAAAACGAGTCAACGTTTAAATTGTATCGCGCTCTGATTGACTCGTGCAGCTTTTTATCTGCGTATATCCCGCGCACCTCAGCTAAATTATTACTTTTTTTAGCAGCGCGAAACTTAGCTTGACGTTTCCTTAGTGCTTCTCGCTTAGCGAGAAGCTTTGTGGGCTCGTTTGAGTGTGATTTGTCGTTAGTCATTTTGTGTTAATAACTCATATTCATTGCGCGAAAATTCTTCACGTAAGTCGTTCAGGATTTCGTATGTTATGTCAAGCTCACCGCCACCACCAACATTGTCATAATAATCAACGCCGAAAAACTCAATCATCACGTTGTTTTGTATATCGTCATATCCCTGCACTATCATAGCTTTTGATTTGTACATTTCAGCCAGAGAGTTGTCTAAAACATTTGCTTTAGTGTCTTCAAAAGATGCGTTAGCCAATTCTGTAAATTTATCAACAGCAGTTTGTATTGCGATGGTTTTCATATTCATTTTCATCTCCCAGTTTAATATTTAATTGATGTCAATGATGAGATTGCTTGAGTTAGTCTAGACATGTTGTCGCCATTGAAGCTTTCAAACCAGCCCTCAGCTTCTTCAGTGTTCTGAAATTGTTTTGCTCCGAGGGACTTATCATTAACTACTTGCTCAACTCGAACTGCGCCGCTGTCATAAAGCGCAATGTTTAAGTTGTTAATGTGTGCAGTGCCTAAATATTTAACAAACTTGGATTTAGTTTTAGCTGTGTTCATTTTCATTCCCCGGTTTTTATCGAAGCGTTATTGCTGCGATGGGTGTAGATTACACAGCGTTACGCGTAACGTCAACAACTATTTTCAGCTAAAAAATCGTTTGATCAAAAAATGATCAATCAGCATCAATCTCGCGAATGTAAAAAAAACATTTATTTTTTTCTAAGTTTTCGTCTTTGAGCACTGTCAAAATTTTGACGCTCTTGTCGTTTTTAAACAACAATGCATCTTGCAGTGCGTCAAGCAGAAATTTGACTGAATTATCCGCGTCGAGCTTGTCGCTTATCACCACCAATACTTCTAGATCGCCACAGAACGGCTCTAATTTCAATTTTCGCTCTGACCTTGCCCGGTGACAGCACTCAATGACCGATCGTTTAAAATTTCGTGCTCTGGTTGTCAAATAGACGTTTCTGCCTCCCCTTGAGTACCCAGCATTTAGACTCACTGGGGCGGGTAGCTCCAAAACAGTGTTTGTCAACCACTCCTCGCGCCTTATTCTAATTAGCCTCGCGAGGTTTTGCCCGTTTTTTGCGTTTTGCTCCGTTGTCACTTCAGCCCGCATGGTTGCTTGCTCCGCGTGGTGCTGTCTACAAAAAAATACGCTTTGCGTTGTCACTTCAGCCAGCGATTCTAAAGGCTTTAGATAGATAGTGTTACATATATTATATATATATATATTATTATTATAAAAACATAAGGGGGTACCCCCCCCAAGTGTAACAGACAGGGTCTGAGCCCTTACGCAGCAAGGGCTGAAGTGACAACGCAAGGTGTGTTTTGCTGCTGACAGCAGTCTGGGAGGCCAATCAGGACGTGGCCTGAAGTGACAACGCGGCTAATCTTCGTTTTTGATCAAAACCCACGCAGCCCGCGTTTTTGCTGCATTTGAGTAAACGGCTCTCTCAGTAAGAGCAATTTCTTGTTCTGAGACGAGGGTTTTAAATATCATTTCACGACTTTTGTTGTCAAGTCCGGCAAAAACTCGTGACTTGCGTGCCATCTCTCTTTCTGTTAGTCCCAGCTTCCCGGCCCTTTTTAACATTGCTAGCACAAGTGCACGCTGTTCTGCAAACTTTGAATTGTGTAGGTTTTTTCTTACAGCTTCGATTGTCTGCTCTGTGTAATATTTTACATAGTCGACAGCCCATGAAGCCGATAACTCATTGATAACGCTAGAAATTGGGTCTATTGACACGGCAACCAATAATGCGATACGCATTGCTTTTTCCAAGCTTCTACCCTGCATTTCGGCTAGCCCTTCCGCCTCTAGCTGATTAATGCTAGAAATACAATGCCTTTCGTAATCTTTAAATATTTTTCTTGCCGTTTCGTCTATCTGTACCACTTTAACTATGTTTTCTGTTCCCTGACCTAGTTCTATGCTTGACAAATTACCGGACGTTGCGCTAGCAGTTGCTACCCCATAGCACCATTGCGACACTGAAATCGGCAGCGCTTCATCGCTAAATTCCCCCCGCTCCTGCGCTCCGATATCGCTTTCTACGATCATTAATCGATTGAGAAACCCGCCTTCGATGCTTTGCTCGTCTAACGATGAGTAGAAAGTTTTTGGCGTAGTCATCCCCAGAATTGTTACTGCTGGATTTCTTATTATTTTTTTGTCTATGTCTTCGCGCTGCTTTTTGTTTAGCGTCATAGTCGAGTAACTTTGTGCTCGCACTACACTATGAGACAAGCCCCAAAGCTGGGTAAGCAAATCTAGTGATTGTCTTTTGTGAAAGTTATTTTGCGCCCGGTTATTGCCCAGCATCGCGCCGAACTCATCTATGATCGTTATGTGTGCTGGCTGCATCATGAGCGTGCTGAACACTGCGCTATCTGACGTGTAACCGCTAGGGCCGATCAAGTGTTCTAGCTTCGATGCTTCTAGCGCATGCTCGATTGCGGTTCGTGCATGCTCCTTGCCGCTCGCTGACTTCCCCACATTCAAAAAATACATGCTAGGGTAGTTATTGCTAGTCGTACGCCAACGCCTCGACATGCAGATAGAACCCAATGCAAGCGCCGCTTGTACTGAGAATTGCGGTTGCTTCTTCGGTGCTGTTTCGTTGCACCAATCAACAAAACTACCAAGCACACCAGGGACGTTGAGCAAGTGCTTAGGAACTTTGGTTTTCTCTTCTTCTATAGCTTCTTCAATAAATTCTTCTTGGATTTCTCTTACTTCGCTAACTGTTTTTTGATTAGCTAAATAAAATATCGTCTCGATGTTTATTGACGAAACACTTTTGAAGCTCTGCCATCGTTTAAAGTTATCAGCATCATAATTGCTAGCTGTCTTGCTCCATTCGTCCCACAACTCATAAGCGCCGTTGGCGTCTAATGAGCGTAGAGCAAGGCCGACTTTTATCCATGTTTCATATTCGTTAGCATCTATTTTTTTTAATGCTTGCGCTATTTCCAGCTTCTTTGATTCTGTGAGCTCGCCGAATATTTTGTTTCTCTGAGTTACTTCTTCTACTGCTCTGCTTAGTTCTTCAGTTAAAAATGCCGGAGCATCACAAATTTTTTCTAAGTTGAATCCATCATCATCGAAAAAATACTTCCCACCGCTCCCGTGCCTCGACGGCTCAACGATGATATAGCCACCATCATTCTTAACATCTACACCCCGCCCCGGGCTTCTTAGCCGCGTAGGTGTCTTATATAGATAATGCAAACCACCCCCGCCCGTTACTTGCGTGAGCGTTTCAGGCAGTGTCCCATATTTTTTTTGGAGTGCGTCTATCGTGTCATCACCAAAATTTCTTGGATCGATATCAAGCACGCTAAACCCGTTGATCTTGCCCGTAGGCATTCCGATATTTAGATTTTTAACTGACGAAAACCAATACTTTATCTTTTCCTCGTCCTTAGTCGCCTCGTAGAACCCGCGAGGCGCAAGCAAACCGTGAGGGTGCTTGCCTGGTGTGCGACATAGCTTATTGCCGCAAGTGCAGGCACCAAGCTCATCTATGCCAAAACATGGAAAGATAGAAACCCCTGCGCGTGCATATTTCAGCGCATACTCTAAAACATCTTCTTGCATTACTAGCCCCCTAGCTTGCCTTATTTTTTGCGCCTGTAAACTTCTTCTAAGTGCCCGCACTGTAGCATTTGCAAATACTCAAGCTGCCTCAGCTTCGGTAGCTCTTCGTTCATTCCCCACTTGCCAACAGCCGCCCTTGTCACGCCGAAAATCAATGAGATTTCAGTGTCGGTCACGTCATCAATTCTGACGTTCCGAATATTTGCAATTTCTTTTTTTATATGTCGTTTAGTCAGTTTCATCTCATCACTGCAATTATTGATCGTGTGTATTCTTTTATTTCAGTCAGTTTAGTCAAGCTATCGAATCTTTCTTGTATGCACTCTAGCACTAAGCTTCTTTTCTCAGCGTCGTATTGCGCATCGTCGAACATCTGCTTGAGTGATTTATTTACAAACTTTATTTGATCGTCATTCAGCGCCACGGTAGTGACTCCTGTTTTTCGTACATGTCTTTATACTCAACAACGCGCGGGAACTCATCATTAAAGTTCACTACTATTTTTTTTGGTTGCTTCAAGTGCTGCGCGTAGTCTATAGCATCATCAATGCTAGACGGCTCTAAGTATTTCATCGCTGGCAACACGTCTGGCATTCTTTTCTTCCACCACTTTATCGCTTTAGCTTTTGCGTAGCCTTCATGCACAATACAAATCCACTCGTTGAACACCTTATGCCCACACTGGTAACTCACCTTTAAGCTTTCAGTTTTGTTGGGTCTACTGTGTATTGAATAGTAAACCTTGCTCACCTCATATTCGACATCTTCCTTGAGCTCATCAGAAAGTATCGGCGCATAGCTTGCGCTAGCCGCATGCTTAACTTCTTTTATCTCAAACTTATGCAAGCACTCCGGACACTCAACGCAAGATATATTGACATGAGCATTGCAGGCAGGGCATATCTTAACTGGCTCTTTTGTAAGCTCTGCTTTTTCTTTCCCGCTAGATTTATTTTTATTTTTTATTTTTATCGAATCTATCGGCCCATGCTCGATAACGTTATTAGCAAAGTCGAGAACTAAACACTCTGTCTTGCCATCGCACAACCTCAACCCGCGCCCCACTTGCTGGTAATACAGCCCAGCGCTCTTGGTTGGCCGCATCATCACGACACAGTCAATTGCTGGATGGTCGAACCCTTCGCTAGCGATATTTATATTTATAAGATATTTAATCTTGCCTGACTTAAAGTCTTTGATTGTTTGATCGCGTTCATCATTCGACAAGTCACTATGCAAGATAGCACTTTTAATCCCGATCTCACTAAGCGCTTCTGACACTCTCTTGCAATGTTCAACACTCACACAAAACACGATGATCGATTTTCTTTCCGCTGTATACCGCGCTATTTCCGCCACAGCGCTATTGATAACTTCCTCTTTGCTCATTGCCTCGCTTAGTTGATCTGATGCGTAATCGCCGTTTCTGATCTTCACATCTTGCAAGTTAGCGTGCACAAGCCCGCCCTTGCTTATGAGCTTTGACAGATAGCCTGCCTCAATTAATTCTTTAACCCCGATCTCATAGCATATTTCATTCAGTATCTTGTCATCACCGCACACGTAGCCACCGCTCAACCGATACGGTGTTGCTGTGAGCCCAACGACCCTACAGTTTTTATTTATCTTCAAGCAATCAGCGATGAACTTTCTATACATCCCATCACCCGATACCGGGATGCGATGCGCTTCATCAATCAAGATCATGTCAAACGTACCGAGCGACATAGCCTTATCGTATGCGCTTTGGATAGATGCAAAGATGATGTTTTGGAACACGTCCCGCTTATCTAGCCCCGCTGAAAATATCCCGTAATCTTTTCGCTGCGTGTAGTAAAAATACTTTTCCGAATTCTGCTGCACTAGCTCTTTAACATGCGCTAGCACGATCACTCGCCCCTTGCGGTCAAACTTATTCAGCGCATCATCACAGATAGCAGCAATGATGGGAGACTTCCCACCACCTGTTGGCACGACTACGCACGGGCTAGTTGTATTATTCAAGCAGTGCGACCAAACAGCGTCGACTGCCTCTTGTTGATAGTCTCTAAGTTTCATTTCTCGTAAATCTCAGAATTGAAGCGTGAATTCATCCAATAAAACCCGTCGCCCGTGTCTATAGAATTGCCCTCTAAGTCGGTTTTTTCGTCAGTTACTAGCGCGTCAATGTTTGAATAGCCAGAACGCTCAGCTATCAAACAAGCCCCGTCATACACTACAAAGTACTTAACCCAGTGCGGTTCATGCGCTTTTAAATTCCCCTCGTCCTCAACAATAACCGGAGTCTGGTCATAATATGCAACTCTTTTTCTTCCGGGATATTCGCGCATTCTTGCGATGAACCGCAATTTTAAAGTATCACCTGCGTATATTTCTTTGCCGTTTTTATCTTTAAAGATTTTCGGTTTAAAGTTGCTCATTTAGTAAGCTCAACCTTTATATTTTCGCCTTCTTGTTGATAGTCTCTAAGTTTCATTTTTTAGTGTTACGTCCCCGAAAAGAAAACTATTTTCTTCACCGATTTTGGAATTTTATCTACATCTATCTCAAATCCATCATAGAAATTATTGCTTATTTCTTCCGCACAAACTCCAATAAGCCTGATCCCTGATTCTTCTTTTATTTCTGCATCGTCAGACGATAGTCCAAAAACATTAATGTAATGAGACATGATTTTTACCCCCTCAATTAGTAAGCTCAACCTTTATATTTTCGCCAAAAATTAGCTTTGCTTCGCGTTCAGCTTTTTCAATCTTTCGTTTTAAATTTTCACATTCAGCTGTATTTATTTTTAGTTCTTCTGTCAAGTAAGTGAGCCTTAGGTATATATCTTTTTTTTCATCAAGATTTTTTCTTCTAGTTATTAACTCAGACCTTACTCGTATGATTTCTAGTTTTAGATCAAAATCTGAAATATCATTATTTTCTATTGATTGATTCATATGTTTAACTCGTAAGCTCAGCAATTCTAAAAAACGGCTCTAACTGTCCCATCGTGTAGCCAAGCGCGTTACCGTTCAACGGCCCGTTAATTCCATACAAATGTCCATGTATTGTTCTCAGCGATTTATCCAGCGAGCTAGCGAGCTCCTCAAGCTCATGTATTCGCAAAGCCTGTTTTGCTATCACTTCAGTGTGTGTTTTTTCTTCGCTCATAATATGTCCTATTTTTTAGGTGTTTTCATCTTCGCAAGCTCTTCACAGAGTTTTTTGATATTTTCCTTTACTAAGATGTACTCGCGAACCGCGCGAGGATTTTGTCGTTTTCTGATCGAATATTTGCCATTGTTGAGTTTGCGGGTAAAGTTTTTATATTGGGAATTAGTTTTTATACCAAGCACATGTTTTAGTAACCTGCTCTTGCGTTCCAATAACTTGATAAGATTGATTAATTTCTCTCGGCTCATTGGTTCTTCTGTTTGTGTACATCGTCGTTGTGAAGTGACAATTGAAGCCAGCTTGTTAACCGGCCTGCACACTAAGATTGTTTGAAAATTCATTTTTCTATCCCCGCCATTTATCAGGTAACGGCATCCAGTGCGTTGCATTGCGATACGCAACTATCGAGTATCCGCCTTCTGTTGATGTCACTACCCAACAATTGTTTTTATAATCATATCTTGCTGCTCCGATTTTGATATCTGTTACTTCATCATCAGACCAATGCCCGCCATAAAGCAGAATTTGTCTGCCATCTTTTGGTGCCGTATCAATCAGCCGCCAGTGCAACTCATCGTGATTACTCGGTTTCATGCATGATGTTTCGAAATTTTCCATAATTACTTTCCCGGATAATTTTCCAGCTTGCCCAACCAATATTCTTTTACAAGTCTTTTCCACTTTTTAAACTTAGATTTATTTATCTTTTTTTGAATTAATTTACCAAGCGCTTTTTTTGCTTGTAATCGTATTGACGGCGCCCCGGTATGTTTTCTACCTATCTTGCATGGTTTAGATTTCGTAGGTTTTGGGTTGCCCATAATTAACAATATTTATTATCGTAATAGTTAATGCTCATAATCTAATGCGTCTTGCTCATCGAAAGCGTCTAAAGTTTCATAACGCTGAATCGGTTCCTCGTTTTTCAGCAACTTACTAAACATTAAATTATCGTATCCATATGCAGAAATTTGCATTCCATGCTTAACGCACAGTTGCCTAAGTTCGATTAAAAATTGCTTGTAATCCTCAGCGTTACTCATGCTCAGCCCCCTGGGAACATCAAATACTTTTGAGCCGGCTTATCCGGCCTTTTGCTCTCAATCCACCCATCGTTTCGCGGCTCGCATGCTTCGATAATATTGATTTGGTTAGCTTCAAGTATCATCTGCTCACTCCATTTTGAGTACGCAACTTGCAAGTCCTGCGGCATGTTCTGCAATAATTTGATTAGTTCTGATACGGTCATAACTTACCCCTCTTTTCTTGCTTTGCCCCAAACTATCGTCTTGATGTATCGCATGTTGTGTCTCGCAATCTCTTCGCCGTCTTTTATTTGCGCAATCCAATAATCAAACGCCTCTCCATTTTTTTTAGCTATCAAAAACATACTATCGCAGCTAACGCCAGACCTCACAGATAATCCAACACCCAGCTCAGAATCAGGAAAATGTATTGACCTGACGCTTCTTATATTTTTTTCTTCGTCCATAACTATTTAATCCTCCTAACCATCTGTTCTGACATCATTTTTCTCGTTGTTAATGGGTGGGCCAGGCCGGACGCTAACCCGGCGCGCACGGATCCAGATCGAACGGGCCAAGCGCCCGCAGCACATGCGGCGGCGTCAGCCACTCGTCGTTCTTCATGGCGGCGCTCTGGTGCGTGCCTACACCTCCGCGCCCTCCACCATGCTGCACAACCCCTCGCTCAACCGGAGTGCCCACGGCAGCCGGCCTTGTCTCGTCTTCAAACAGCGTCACGCCGTGGTCCCCCGGTTAGCTCGAACGTTAGGCTTACATACAGCCCTTAATTCTTCCTGCCTTACCCCACCAAGCCATGAAACAAAACCGCCCCATTTATCGGCTGTGTTTATATCGTCGCCTTTGATTACTATGGCATAGTTACCACGAATGACATCTGTGAAAATGGCGTATCGTCTGAGTGGTAAATAGCCATCCCAAGTAATTTCGGTCATACAAATCTCCTATTTTGCCTTCACCATGCAAAACCGCCTCGTTTGTCGATGTCTGGCGGGTAGTAGCCCTCAAGCCATAGCTTCTTTTCCATCATGTTGCTTCTTGCTTATTACAAATTCACAATCAAAACATTGCGTGCCGGAACATGGCTGATCGTTATCAAGCCATCGCTTAACACCATCTTTGCTCATATACCATTTCCTAGTTCCATTTTGCGTAACTGTAAAACCGAACCCGCACGTTATCATGCTTATTCCTTTTTCTCACACCACACCCTACCCAGCGTCGGATCACTTTTGCTTATCTCCTCCAATCGAATCGACACAAGCTGTGCATACCCGCTTATATCGTCCCAGTGATCCTCGCAGTTTGAATCACCTGCAAGTATTCGCCCGATCTTATGCACGATCATTTCTAATGATTCTTTTTTAAATTCGCTCAAGCCTTCCCAATTTTTAGATGACTTCATAATCATCTTTAGTGATTGCGAGTAGAGCGAGTTACAAAAAAAATCGCCGTGAGTTTTTTCTCGTTCTTTTAGTAGATCGTTGTTTGCCATGTCTTTTTTTTCCGATATTTTGTTTTTGATAAATGTCTCTATTTCTTTTGTTTGACTTAAAGCTAAACTGTTTTGAGCTCCGAACAACAGATTAAAATTAGGCATATTTGCGTAAGCATGCTTGAAAATTTCTTTCGATAGTTTCATGTCATCGTTAAGCATCGCCGCTGTTCCTTTGGCAATCGCGGTTTTTTAGCTCAGCCCACAACCATTCGATCTCGTGCACTGCTTTTTCGAGAAGAAAAGCAAGCTGATTATCACCGCTAGCGCAAGCGTTTATTGCGTGACACCTAAGCTCAGAAACTAATCTTACTAAAAGCGTTTCGATATATCCGTTTGTCATTTTTTACTCCAAACTTTCTGTTACAGATACTTTACACTAAGAAAATAGCTTGTCAACTTAAATTGACATTAATCATTCAAGCTCTTCTACAATATCAATATCAGCTACCTGATTCCAAAATCTTTGTCCGTGCAAATTCATTAGTTTTACAAAATTTGAGCTTGGCGAAACCTCAATCACTGTAAATTCTCCAACTTCAGCACTTCGCGCAAAATCACCCCTAGCCGCTTTACAAACTTTTCGTGCAAGTATGCGTTTGTTTAGTAAATCATTAATATTCATTTTTGTTACCTCGTTATTTAACTATCTTCGCATCGAAAAAAGCCCTCAAATCATTAACCTCTTTGCAAGTAAGAGAATTTTCCTCAGCGTTTTTAATTTCAAAACTGCTGTGTGCTTTTTCTGCGTACTTATTTTTTCCATCACCGTTCGTCCAAATCTCACCGGTCTTTTTGCTCTTGTAAGCTATCCAGTTTTCTTCTGCTGAAAAATCTATGACATCGCTATGCTTCACAAGCTCTGGCAAATACACATGACTATCACAAGCGTTTATCTGATCTTGCTTACTCAGCATCTTGTTGTGTACTCTACAAAACCACTGCGCTTCGCTTCCTTCCATAACTGGCTTTGAATTGACGCACGTCCTGCAATTGACGTTCGCTATCTTCGCGTCATGACAAATGCTAGTGAACTCGCACATCTTGCACATGTAAAACGACTTAGATTCGGCTACCCGCTCTGGTATTTTTTTGGGTGAAATTATTTTTTCCGCTTTATCGAATAGCGTGTTAGCTAAAAACGCATTCTCTTCAGTAAACACGCCTAGCATTCCGCGCCCTCCGGCCCCACAAAAAACTGTGTAGTGGTTCTTCAGCCCTGCCGCTTTCATATAGCAAACCGCCTGCGCGTAGTACGTGAAATTAAAATTCTGCAATGCTGTTTTCTCGTCTTCTTCGACCAACTTTCTTACTGTGTTAAAGCTGCTTTCGTTAACTGATTTGCATTCCCACACATGCCAGACTTTCGGGAACACGTCTCCATCTAAACCAACCATCGCACCATCTAAACTGCCGGCGAAGTGGCCGCCAAAGAATTTAAAATTAAATTGTTTGCCAGTCTTCAAATCTTCAGTGTCTAACCTCACTTCTTTTACTGACTTGATCCTGTCAGATATTATTTTTTCGCATCTGTTGCCGTCTTCGAAGTTGTACAAAGTGCTGGCCTTGAACGATGAGCTATCACACCAACGAAACGAAAACCAAATCTTTCGCGAGCAGGGGTGCCCGATGCCGGACATCCCCAAGTGCTCCCTGAAGCCTTCGTTCGAGTTTCTATCTGACTCTGTGACGCTATCAATTTTATCGATTAAGTTAGACATTCTTTTTACTCGAACAAGTCCATATTTTTTGCTCTGCCACAGCTTCATCGAAAGTTACATCTACGTTTACCTGTATGTCGCTTCTTTCGATGACACGCGCAAGCTCGTTCAATACTTTCTCATCTTTATCACGTGATGCAATCTTGAACGTGACATACATGCTTTTTTTATTTGTTACGATATTCATGATCTTGCATTTCATAAAACCCCCTTATGTTTAAAATTATGTAGGCCAAGAAAAACTAGATGCTGGCTGTTGTGGCTTGCTCGCCGCTGGCGTTTCAGATGACACTTTCTTGTAGCCTTTAATTCTGTTTGAGTCGTACTTGCGCTGCTCGTTACCGATACCATCAGGATTCGCAGGAATAAACTCAACGCGAATAATCATGGGCTTGTTATGCAAAACGGTACTGTCAGAAATGGCAGAATCAATGCCTGCCGCTTCTTGTATTTGAACTAGTGCTTGTCTTGCGATTAACTGCGATGTCTCGCTTGTCTTGTGTACAATATTGAGCCACTCAGTAATCTTTTTATTCTTGTATTGCCCTTCAAGTATTGTGTGAGTTAATTTTAAAACCCTTCCTGTTTTCTTTGCGTTATCAGCAATCGAGCTATCTGTAATAGCAGAAAGATAATCGCCAGTTGGTAACGCCTCAAACTCTGATTTTTCTACCGTGTCTTTGTCAAATACAAATCCAAAATCTGCCATTTTATTTTTTCCTTAGTTGTTGTTTAAGTCGACTTTATCGCTGCCCACATCTTTAAAATATCGGCCGAAGTGTGAAATGAAATATGCGCGTTTATCTTCGATCTCTGCGAGCTCTTGTCGCTTCTTGTCTGCGTCTCTATCGAATTTAGATAAGATATTTATCTTATCTACTTCAAGCGCATTATTGTCAATGTCAGCAACCACTTCAAAATCTTTTGTATCTGCGTTGAACGTTTTAAACTTTAGCGTGCCGCTACCGTAATCTAAATCTAAGTAAGCAACGATAATGCTTGGCAAGCTTGGGAATGGCTCAAACCCTACAACTACCCCGGCGTACGTATTCATAGTTGACCCGTAACTACTCTTCACCAAACACTTTACCCGATCCCCAATCTTAAGATTATCAACTCTTTTAGCGTTGCGTAAATCAACCTCAAGCTTTACGCCGTTTATTTCAATTATCGTAGTTTGTTTCTCCACTTTATTTTTTCCTTTTTTTATAAGTATTGAGCGAATGGATTCTCACCGATTGTGAAATCTAAATCCTGCGTAATCCCCAGCCTATTTTTGCTCATGTTGTTAGGCGTCGGGTAACAAATTATTTTTCGCTTGTTATCTGTGAGTGCCGTGTTTGTCTCTCTGCCCTCGTGCTTTCTTAAGTAAGTGTTTAATCTTAAAAACCCCACAGCGTCTACTTCGTCAATATACACGCCGAAGCATTTCTCATTCATTCGTAGCACGTACTTTTTATATTCTTCTGAGTCCGGCGGTGTAATGCTTTTAACATCAGCGTGCGCTATATAAACAACATTTGCTTGCCTTGCGTTTGCTATCTCAGTCAACTTGTTCCTAAACTTCACGTGCATGTCGAAAAGTGCAGAAACCCCTGCGCCATACCCGCCAAACGCCTGATTGATTGATTGTTTGCCTGAAGCTGCAATGATCTGACTAGTAAAGATCGAGTCTAGTTTAGTCACGCTATCAACAACTATAGTTTTGTATTCTAACGACTCATTAAGCAGTGCGTTTAGCACGCTGTAGAGCTCGTCAACGTTATTTATTTTTTGGCTAAACGTGACATTATCGCGATTCACTAAACCGTTTTTGTGCTCCATCTCTATAGTCTTTGAGCCGTCCTCAAGCTTTAAAAAAACCGGATCAGGAAAGCTTGCGGCAAGTGATGTCTTGCCTAAACCGTTCTCGCCAAAAATTGTGACGTGCAAATTTTTTGTAGGCTTTATTTTGCTGAACATTTTTATTTCTCTTCAATCGTCAAGTAAGGTTTTGCTGCTGTTTCGATCACTGCATTTGAAACTAAGTTGTAAATTGCTGGCTCATTGCGTAGCAAGTATTTGTACTCAGTCAAGTTGAGCTCTGGTTTTAATCTAATGAGTCGCTCACGAATTTCTGTCGGAATGTCTGCGTATATTTTTTTCAGTTCATCTTGATCTATCTTGCGATTGATCGAGTATTTAACTTTAACTTTATATTCTTTATCGTTCGCAAACGCATCGATGCTGCGATTAGCTTCGAACAGTAGCGGCTCTTTGCTTACAGCTTCTAGATGATCTTCACCAAAAAATGCTTTCAATATCTGTACTTCGCAATGTAATCGTTTATTTCTTGCGATATCTTCCTCTATTTTTAGTTGAGCAAACTTTTCTATCAATAAATTCTTATCATGCACTTTGCATTCTCCTTGCGTTTCGTTGATCTAGCTTTTTCTGCACTCTAATTTTTTGCGCGTAGGTTTCTTTTAAATATTCAGACTTGCGATCTACCCAAGAAAAAAATCTATCTTCAAGAGAGGCAGGCGTAGTCGAATATTTGTTGTATACAATATCTTTTGCGCCCAATGTTTTAGCGAATTTCAGCATTTTGTTTTTTCTCCTGCGCAATTTTCTTTGCCCAATTCTGGCCAAAAAATATACTGAACCCAGCGCTAGCGCCTGCGCGTAATTTCTTCTTTGCTTCGTTAACACAAAACGCATTATCTTCTGACGATAAGCCTAGCTTTTTGCAGTATGACTTTACTAAGCCCATGACGATTAGCATTCTATCGCTTGCGTATCTGTAGTCTTTCTCTAATCTTTTTTTATCTTCTTCTACTTTTAGTATCATCACCATTCCCCTAAAGCAGCGCTAAGAGAAAATCTTAGCGCTAGATTGTTTAGATTAAACCAAGTTTTTTGGCGATGTCTTGCTTATGCTCAGCAAGCCACTTTGCGAATTTTTGCGTTTGTGCTGCTTTGGCGTAAGAGTTTGGCCAAGCGCGGCTTGGGCTTCTGTATGCGCCGAAATATTCTTTGACTTCATCGTTTGGGTACCAGCGACCGGCTTTGTCTTGCTTGCCGATGTTTCTAATGTCTGACCAGCCTAATGTTTTTGCACTCATAAAATTCTCCGTTTTTTATGTTTTACTGCGTCGTCATTGACTCAGTGATGACTACTTTACACTAAGAAAATAGCTTGTCAACTTAAATTGACATAAAAGATAAAAATATATTTAACCAACATGTATTGATTTTTGTTTTGCGACTGTGGTATTGCGCTAAAGAAGCGGCGTTTCTACGATAGAGAAATCGCAATTCCAGAGTTGCGTGTCTGTAACGTCAGCTCTTACTGTTTGCAGTCTCGCACTCAACGTATCGTCTAGCAATCCATAAATGTGCTCATTGCTCCACGCTTCGCCGATGTATGTTGTCGTTGGCGACGGTGTCGACTGCACGCCAATTTCGTTTGAAGGCGGGATAAGTCGCGGTGTAAATATCACGTTCCTGCTTTTGCCGACAGTTCGATTGACTGCGTTTATGTTTGAGTAAAACAAAGTTCCAAAACTTCCGGCAACTTGTCCGAACACACTGTGTTTTTTAAGTGACGAAAAGTTAGCTGATATCTTGCGCCTTATTTTTTGCCGCAACACGTACGGGACACCCGCAAAGCTACGCACAATATCTGACTGATCGATAGCAGAATAATTTATAGATGAGTTAGCGATGCTTGCGTAAAAACATCTAGCTAGCATTAGTCGAGACAAGTACACATCATAAACCGGCACTCCGGTGGAGCCGGACGTGGCCCCGGTTTTAGGCTCAATAACTATTCTTATTTTGTTATAACTCAAGCCACCTAA